GAAGAAATATATTTGAGATTCTTAGAATTATAGATGCTCTACAAAAATCTGATTGCGATAATGTTGTTACACCAGCTAACTGGTTACCAGTTTAATAGTAACAGTAATTGGATTATTTTTCAAAAATTTCAACGTATTTTTCAGAAGAAGTTATATAAACTCCTGATTTTAATTTATACATATCTGTCCCAGTTCTCTCAATTTTTTGAGTTATAGTAAATACATCTCCTTTTTCAACTTCTCCTACTACACTGCTTGAATTAAAATCAGCTTTATTATGTATGTTTATTTTGTCTGCTATTACTCTAAGATATTTTGTTTTATTATCTGTATTTTTTGCCACATAAGTTACACCTAATTGTTCACATACACCTCTTGCTGTTGCTTCAGCACATTTTTCAATATAATCCTCGTCTAACATGTGTTTAGCTTCTTTCCAATAATCCATGAATCCATATTCTATTAAAATAGCTGGTGCGTTTGTTTGTCTAAGTATTGCAAGACTGAATCCACACATTTCAGTATCTTGTACAACACCATAATCTCTTTCCGGCTGTAATGCTTCTTTTAATTCAGCATGTACCTTATTTGCTAAAGAAACGGATTTAGAAGAACAACCTTTAGTTTTTAATACTAATAAACCTTTAACTCTAGTTTGGAATTTAGTACATTTACCACTTGCATTGAAATGGTTTGATACAACTAAATCTACCCCTAAACTATTAAGATGTTTTGCTCTAGTACCTAAAGGTGTATCTGTTTTATCTTTAAATCCAGAATATGCAACACCGATGTTACATCTTTTAAGTGCATCACCTAATGCATATGATACCTTTTTATTAAATTCGTATTCATGTATAATTTGTCCTTTCTTTTTAAGGACGTTTCCTTGTTTGTCTTTTATATCATCTAGTATTGGTGGAGTTCTTTTTCCATCTGTCACTAAACTGTGACCAGCATCTATACCTACTAAATATTTACTCATATTATCACTCACTTTCTTATATTACTTATTTTCTATAAAACTTTTAAATACTTGATGTAAACCTGTTGAAGTTAATCCTGATAACATACCAGATAATATTATTTCTATATTTAGATCCTTAGTTATCCAAACATTTAATAATACACCTATTGCAGCTAAAATTGTAGGGATATATTTATTATCTACATCTTTAACCCATTTTTTTAATATATAGCCTATGCATAAGCATACTCCAATTATTGTTGTTACTAAGTATCCATTTAAAACTGTAAAATCCATAATAAACCTCCTAAAATATATTGTTTTGCACTGCATAAAAAAAGAAGCTAATAAAAGCTCCTACCAATGCAGTAATAAACCATTTTAATGTTGCTGTTAATGACTTTAAGTCGATACATAAATTTTTTATTTCTGTTCTTAGAACTGCACTATCTTCTTTTAGTTTGTCAATTTCTTGTGCATGATTATTTATTCTTCTTTCAAGTCTTTCCAGAGTCTCTTTTAAATGTTCCTCATTCATGTTAACTCCTTTCTAGTTCTATTTTTTAGAACCTATAAATATAGCTATAGTAAAAACTCCTATAATACTTCCTAACATCATACCTAATATAAAATTAATCATTTTCCTTCCTTTCTTGTGTCATAAATTCACACTAAAAAAGAGCAGCCAAATTAATAACTGCTCTATCATCTTACTTATTTGCAAAACTTATACTATCTATCCTATGTTTTTTATTTTTTAGGATATATTCCTCTAATTTTACTCTTAGAACACTTTGGATTTTGACATTGCCATTTAGTAGTACCATCCGGACATGCTATAAGTCTCATTTGAGTTTTGCACTTAGAACATATTCTGACTATTCTCTTTGTCATATCTCCTTTTACCTTTCCTTTAAATTTTTACCTAGCCTTTTTGTAGCACCAGCTGAACCTCCTAATGATTAATATATAGAAGTAGTTTCTTTTTATAGCATCAAATTGGTTTTTTAGTGCGCAATATTTTTAAATTGCGAATTAATTCATTTTTGCAATAAAAAAAGAACTATTCAGTTATTAGTTCTTCGCAACCACTTTCTATAAGTATTTGTTTAACTTGCTCTTTAAGTTTTGCAGGTACTTTTGCATATGTTAATTTACCTTGCATTATTCTATAAGCTAAAAATTCTGCCATATCATTCACCTCCTCCCAAAGTCATCATTATTAATTCCTCAATCGCTTGTGCTTGTCTTTCTTGTTCTTCTTGAATCAAGTCTAGTTGAGTTTTAGATTGTTCTGTTTGTTCTTGTTGTTGCATTTTTTCAAATTCTTCTATTTCTTCTGTTGTAGCATCTCTATATATTCCATTATCGTATATTCTATATGTCATAATATCCCTCCTTATCTGCCATAAATCTTATAATTATTACCTTCAGCAAAGGCACCATATCTAAAAAGCAATTTATTTATACCTTTTTTATCATTCCAATTTGCTGAATTATATGTGCCCTCACTGCTAGAAAGATTTGAACTATTGCATCTTTTCCAAATTAAAAATAAAACTGGATTTTCAGCACATAAATATATCGAAAATGTACATTCTTTATTTACTTGCCATAATATCGGTGATAATACTAAATCAACCCCACTTGCTTGATTTTCAGAATAACTAGTTATTGCCATTCCACAATTAGATGTTCCTCCTGCTTTTCCTTTTGCTATTATTAATATTTCTTTATAATCATTATCAAAAATTTCCGTAATTGCACTAACAGTTTCTGTTAAAGTTAAATCTTTCAATAATTTCCACTCTTTTTCACTTCCACCAGTACCACCTTCACCTCGAGGAATACCTAAATTCAATAGAGGATTTTCTGTAGTTCCTGTAATACTCGCAGTCGCACTACTTCCACTCTCAAGTGTTTCTACTGTACCAATTTGCAAGCTTGGAGTTGCTCCAGTATCTCCTTTTGCACCAGCTTCGCCCTTCCATTTATACCAAGTATAAGAATGTGGGTTTATTGGAGCATCTGCATTTGCATCTACACATAAGCCTATATATGCGTTTGGTGTATCTGATATTTGTCCTGCTAACTGTGGTGCTCCTGTAGTTGAATATTTTATATGTAAATACTGACTTGTGCCCCCACCACTTGATATAGGAAGTGTTATTCCATTGCCTAATTTACTACCCTTTGAATTTACAAGTTGAAGTAAATTAGTAGCACTATCTAATGACAAATCAGTTGGTTGGTTGTTCGCAATATCTTTAAATTGCGAATTAAGTGTTTCTATATCCTCACGAGCCTTTGTATCATGTATAGCTCTTTTATTTATACTTTTTATATCTGTTTCTGCCACTATTCATCCCCTCCTATTTCTATATCTCCTGTTTCCTCGTTAAAACTACTATTACTTATACTTAAGTCTCCTGTTTCTTCATCAAACCATATTTTTACTTTATCCTCTTTTTCAACTTCTTTAATAAGATCATCAATAACCTCATACATAAATTTACTTGGTGTTACTATTTGTTCTGTAGTTGTTTCATCTTTTACTTTCAACTGGCAATAATATTTCCCAACTATATCTTTAGCTTCTTTTTTTAAATCACAATAAAATAGACCTGGCTCTTCTTCTTGAGTCAAGTCTATTTTTATTGTATTACCATCAGGCTTAAGTATATATAATTCATTCTTACAGTCAGATAAATCTATTTCTTTATCATCTTTAGTTATTTTCATAAAGAAATCACTTGTTTCTTTATCAGAAATACAAAATTCCATTTCTATAGAATTAAATTTTTTATTTGTAAGATCTAGACAAATAGTCTTATATCCTTTATCTATCTTAGACATATTATCTTCCTTTCTATGCTGTTCGTGCCAACTTTGGTTGCCATGTATAGCCTGTACTGTCTTTTGCTGCTGAAACATAAATATAAACATAAATACTTTCAATGTCTTTTGTTGTTGTAAATGTAGCTCCATCTCCATTATCCCAAGCTAAAGTATCTCCATTTGTATTTTTTACAACTAATCCCCATGTTTCCCCTGATGTAGTATCTGAACGTTTTGGGCATCCAGTCAATTTGTAAGTGCCTTTTTTCAAATACGTCACATAACTTTTACTTGTTAAATAGAAAGTTGTACCTTCTGAAGGTTGCCCTGATGTTACTATAGTTCCATCTTTATTCACTTTAAAATTCATTCCATTTAATGTATTTGTGCCAATTCCGCCTGAATGGTATGTAGTATTAAGTAAGTTTATATTGGAATCAACTTCACTTACATTATTTCGTGGAGTATAATCTGGTCTAGCTATAAATACTATGTCACTTCGTGTTGTTGACTTAGTTCTTATACACACATTTTCGTGACTTGTTACGTTATAGTATTCATAGTAAGTTACTTCTCCAGCACTATTTTTTTGCATAAACCCTTCTTCTGCTACTATCCCTACGTGTGATATGTTTTTAAACCTATTATTTATATGATAACTTCCGTCATCATATTTAGCAGCATGAAAAGTCAAATCGCCTGGTCTTATATCTTTTTCATCTATAACTCTTCCAGCACACCAAAAGAATTCAGCTAAATCAGCAGCATATCTTATTCTTCCAGTAGAAAAATACTTGACTAATTGCTCTAAAAGGCAACTAAATTCACTGCCTATTGCTTTTATACTCTTGGGGTCTATTCTCTTATTATTTCCTGTGACACCTTGAAATACTGAGCTATTAAAAGGAATTTTTAATAATGTATGTATTATATAAGTAGAACAATCTAATAAACATTTCCCGCTTGCATTTGTTAGATTACCTTCAAATACTGAATTACCTCCACTATATGCAAGTTGTACTTGATTTGCTATCCTTGCATCCCAGTAACTTCGTGCAATTTGTACATATTCATTAGCATATTTACCGGACCATGGAATTTTACCATAATTTATATCTACTACTGCATCTGCAGTTCCTCTAACACCAAGTACATAATTTCCACTACCTCTACCTCTTGCAATATTATTTGCTACTAAGTTTGCATCTCCCTTTATTACTATATCTCCTTTTAAATATTGATCTCCTTCTATTATAGTGTCTGTCTTAGATGGATATATTGTTTCTCCTTGCTTTGTCTTAATTTTTCCTGTTGTATTGTCATCTATATAAGCTAGTTTACTAATCTCATTTGCAAAAGTAGAGGGTTTCATTTTATCTGTTTTGCCTTTTATTGCTCTAATGGAATTTGCTATCTTCGTTAGTTCTGCTACTAAATCCATTAATACTCACCTTCCCATATTGCTTCAACATCTGTACTTGTACCTGGTGATGAAGATCCACTCGATGTTATAGATAAATCTCCTGTTTCCTCATCATATTTTACATCTAGTCCACCACTTGGTGTTTCTCCACTTCCGCCACTTCCTCCATTAGTAATTTGAAAAACTGTTTTTGTATTGTCAGTATATGTTATTGTATAAGTATCAACTAATCCATTTGTATTAGTCTTTTCAAAAGATACTATACCGCGTCCATCAGCCCCAGGTACTCCGCCTTTTTCTTCTATTTCTTGTATCAGTTTTTCAAATGCTTCTACAATTTCATCTCTTATATCTGAACAAAACTTATCCTTTTTTATTTCTGTTAGATATCTTTTAAGGTCCATGTCTTCCTCCTTTCTAATAGCCTATCGCACACATTTTCATCGTTATATTACCCTTTAGTTGTACTTTATTTGCATGTCTAACAGACAATAGGCAACTTTCTTTTGTTTTCGGAGTTGAGTTAACAATTAAACAGTTTCTATCATTATTCGAGATAGCTCCTCCAAATACGGCTGTACATTGATTTGGAAAGGGTGTTTTGAATTGATATTCTTTTTCTATATACCAATTTTCAGTAGTTGTTGGTGGTTTATATGTCACTTCAAATGTTTTTATTATCATTCCACCTACTAACTTTACACTACAATTATCACTATTCAAAACATTATCTTCATCATTTATTGTCACATCATTTATATTTGTTTTACCTCCATTTATGTTTTCGAATTTTGCTCCTCTCCTAACATTTATGTCCATAATACTCCTCCTTCCTAAAATCCATTCTTATGTAAAGCTTTTATTAAAGCAGGATAATCGACATAACCTCTATCGGCATCGGCCTTATTTGATATACCTGATATAGTGTCATATCCATATTGCCATATACCATAATCACTCTTAGTCCATGATGGTTTTTTCACGTTATAATGAGCTATCCATATTGGATAATCTTTTATATCAGAGAAATTTATGTAGTTATTAAACCAATCTGGATTACCATATATTCCAGGATAATATCCTGCTTCAGATAGCATTGTACAGAATGTTGTCATATAGTTCGTTAAAACTGTCTTTCCTGGGTTTTTACTCTTATAATTCGGATATGTTCCTTGATTATTTAGAGAATCATATTCTTGATCAAAATAAATAGGATAACTAAATGTTCCTCCAGCATATTCATTTAATTTTTTTATTACCCAATTTGCCTCAGCTTTTAATTTTGTTAAACTACTTGCATAACTAAAGAAATAAACTCCTATATTTATACCTGCTGCTTTAGCGCCTTTTACATTGTTTACGAATTGTTTGTCTAAAACACCTCCACTACTTTGTCTTGAACCATAACCAATTCTAATTATTGCAAATTTTACACCCGCATTTTTAACCTTAGTCCAGTTTATATCTCCATTATGATGACTTACATCTATACCTAATACAGGATTATTCTTATCTATTACATAATCTTGACTATCACCTTTGCCTGTTTGTGCATCATCTTTGCCAGTAACAGTAGTTATATTAGTATATTCACCATTTACATAGGCTACTTTTCCGTTGTAATCTACTTTTATCCAACTTGAATTAGTATACTCTTCAAGAATCATGAATCTATAACCTTTATAAACATAAGCTATTTGAGTATATGTTGTTCCTGGACCACTTCTAACCTTTAGTCCTGATGATTTTACTGTCGCTATTTTTGATGTTGTTGTTACGATATTTCCTATTACTGCGTTTCCGTATGTCATTCCGAATTTATTTGCTTCAGTTGCATTTTTCATACATAAATCAAATATATATGTTCCGTCTGATTTTACTATTATTGCATTTCCTCTGTCTGTAACAGTAAATATCTTTCCATCTAACTCTGTTCCAGTATCTTTTACTAATACTTTACTTCCTAATGGAACAGAACTTGGTGCAGCACAAGTCAACTCATCTGGATAACCAATTAATTTATTACCCATACAATCTGTTGGACCACCTTGTCCTGGTTCATCTGGCCAATATACACTATATATAGCTTTCTTTGTTTCTCCAGTTACAGTTACAACATCTCCTTCATCTGGTTTTGGTTTTGGATCTAATTCACCTTCATCTGGATTCGGTGGTGTTACCGGTGTATCATCTTCTTTTTTATCATCATCCGTACATGGAATCCATAGTTTTACTTTTTCGCTTGTAGGTTCTTCCTGTTCTGTACTTATTTCATCGTATACTCCATCATCTAAGTCTTTTACTATCTTCTTAACCATTAATTCAATAGCATCTAGTCTTTTAGGTAATGTTTCATATACTGTCCCATCACTACAAGTCCTTGCAGCTATAACCTCTATATCCGTATGACCATCTTGAAGAATTATTTTTTCAAATGTATTTCCTAGGCAGTCTTGTCTATAAGATAAATCTTCGGTCTTTTCATTCATAGCTTCAATAGAATTAGCTATACTATCTCTAACATCTATACCTAGTACGGCTTGTCTTATATCAATTACTATCTCTTTTATCTTTTCATATAATTTACTAGGCATTGCTTCCTCCTTTCAATTCATCTATTTGTTTTTGTAGTTTAGTAAAATTCTCATTTGTTTCTTTTAAATTTTTATTATAAGTATTTACATCTATATAACTACCTGAATTTTCTTCTATTTTTTGCACTTGTTTTTCTGTTTTCTGTATCTGTTTTTCTGTACTTATAACCTGTGTTTCTAATCTAATTACTTTTTGTTTAATTTCTATTATGTTTTTAGATGTTGATTCAACGTCGTTAAATATATTTTTATTTTTATTTGCACTATATGTTTTTATATCAAGTTCTTTATCATCAAATGTGAGAGTGTTACTGCTTGGATCTTCTATAACTATATTTTTTTCAATTACACGCGCATCATAATCTATATTAAATATCTCGATGCAAACTGGATAATAATTTCCAACTTCAAAAGAATCAAAATCTATACCTAAATAATATAAGTCAACTGCATCCAAAGACAGACTTGTCGGTATAGAAATAGAGTTTATATATTCATTAGCCTTTTTTAATAAGGTTTCAGCATCTTCAGCATCATCGAAATTAACCGTTTTTTCTATAATCCCGAATTTTTCTACACCGTCTTTATAATCTAAATAGTCATATCCATTATTTAATTTTGCTATAGTAATGCATTCCTCTGTATCTATTTCATTTCCATCATTATCTTTAGATTTTATTTTTGCACCAGTAAATATAAACCTTGTCCCAAAGTCATCTATATTTAGCTTTCTAGACATAGATTTTAAATTTTTCTTTAGCATTATTTTAGTTTTACTTTTTTTCCCTGTTTGTTTTAAATAATCAAGATATATATCTCCATTTTCATGCCTTACAGATAATTCTCCACCGTACACATTTAATAATTTAGTATTTATATTTTCAAATGTTGTTTCGTATGCATTTGTAAAATCAGATGATCCTTCTATCTCTATAGTACCAACTTTGAATTTTTTCCAATCTTCTTGCATTTTAGAATTATGATTCTCTATTAATTTTTCTAAATATGTTTTAATACTTATATTTGTAAAAGATTCATACCTCTGTATAGAGTCAACTAAATATGCCAATGCACTTTCACAAACGTATGAAATAAAAAATAACCCACTTTCTTGAAGCTCTTCCGAAGTTGATAAAATACGTCCTACAAACTCATATTTTTTCGTTTTTGTATTCAATACCTTAACAAGAGTTTTAAATGGGTTTATTTTAGAATATCCTGGATTATTTGAATAAATTGTAAAAGTAAAACTATCAAAACTATTTATCCCTTGCTTTATATTTCCAGTTATTCTTGGGGCATCTTTATCAGTAGATACCGCATTTATAACAGTTTCTTTTTTATCATTTAATATTGTAACTTGGTACATTACAGCACCTCTACTTTAAACTTAAACTCTATTGTTCCGTTTCCTACTATAGTAAGTACATTTTCATTTTTTCCTAATTCAAATCTATAATCTTTTGTTTCTCCAGCTTCAACTGCATATTCAATATCATCCTTTGTTATCGTCATGCTAGAATCTGTAATTATGGTCGGTGTTATATTTCTACTTCCATAATTTATTATGGATATCTTCAATGATCCTTTAACTGGAAATCTTGTATTTTGCATATAATCTGTTAAAAAACAGAATTCATCCCAAATACATTCCCCTTCATTCCAATTTTTAATTTTAAATGGATAAGCTGTAAATTTTATTTCAAGTCTAGTATAATCTGCATCATCATTTTCTTTTATCGATGTACATTTTGCTAAATAATGCCAACCTACTAACCTATCATCTTTTAATTCAGCCTGTTCTTTTCCTAGAAGCCAATTTTCTAATAAAATTTTTGCTATCGTAAGACTTTTTGAATCCTTTTCAATTACATCAATAAAATAAGTTATTTCTCTATTTTCATATGTAGTCTCTGAAAATACATTTGTAAAATCGAGTACTCCTTGCATAAAAGGTATTTCAACAGTAACTTGGTCAGAATCAGGAGGACTTGTATCAGCTTCATCAATATAACAGTCAAATTCTTTAAGATGTTTACCATAAATCTCAAATCCTATATATTTACTCAAGATTTACCCCCCTTTCAATAAAGCTAATTAATCTTCCGGAACGTTTATCAAGTATTTTGCCAACTTCTTTACCGTCCATATCTATTTTTACATGTTTTAGTCCTTTTATAATTGCCTCTGATAATTCATTGTAATCAATATTTATATTGTTATTTATGCTGCTTAATTTGTCATCTAAATACTTATAGAATCCGTCAAGCGGTAATATAGCTTCATTTCCAGCTTCACCTCCACCAAACAACGTTGGCTCAGTCATTATACCTCCCTTCGCATACCACTTTATACCTAGTGAAGGTATTTTACCTTTTAGCAAGTCTCCTACACTCCAACCAGCTGGACTTATAGAAAAATGAGGTAGCGGAATGTGAGGCCATGATATTTTAAAATGAAAAAAGCCTTTTATTGCATCTACCAATCTTCTTATAGTATTTTTAGCTGTTTCTACCGGTTTAACTATTGCACTTCTAATACCGTTAAATATACTACCTACTCTACTTTTAAGTCCATTAAATATATTTATAACATTTGATCTCAATGCACTTACAATATTGCCAATAGAACTTCTAATTCCATTAAATATATTTATACTTCCACTTCTAATACCGTTAAATATATTTCCAACTCCACTTTTAAGTCCATTTACTACGTTTAAGACTGCAGTTTTTAGATTTCCAAATATACTTCTTGCAGTACCAACTAAACTTGGACCTAAATTTTTAACTCCATTTATTATACCTGAAATAAGATTTCTACCTAAATTCATCCAGTTTATCGCACTCCATACTGCAATTATTGCTTGAATTATTTTAGGTATATTTGCTACTAAAGTTGGTATAGCACTTACAAGTCCTTTTGCTAATTGCCAAATTATTTCAGCTCCTTTAACAAGTATTATTGGCATACATGTACTAATTGTATTTGCTATAGTTGTTATCAATGTTGGTACCTTTTGTATTAGAACTGGTAGGGAATTTACTAATCCTTGAGCTATATTCTTAAGTAAATTCATTCCCGATGCAATCAAAATTGGTGCATTTTGCGCTATAATATTTGCTAATCCTTGCAAAATGTCTAATCCTTTTCCTATTACAGTAGGTAAATTTGACTGTATATTCGCACCTATGGTCGACATAATGCCTTTTGCTGATTGAACAATTTGAGGAATAGCACCTTGTATTTTTGTAGCTATACCACTTAAATCAATACTTCCAATTACGTTATTTAAAATTTCAGTCCCACTTTTACCACTTTTTAAATCATCCATAAAACTTTGTATTGCTCCACCTGCAGTTTTTACAGCAGGTACTAATCCAGTCATAAAACCTGTTTTTAAATTTGTTAATGCAGTATTAACTGGCATCATAGCGCTTCCTAATTCAGCTTGAGCCTTTTCGTATTCGCCTTGTGATTGATTATATTCTATTAGTGACTGATTAGCTTTATCGTAAGCATCTTTACTTTTCCCATATGTTGCATTCAACACTTCTGTTATTAACTTTGCCCTTTCAGATTTATCTGATATCTCACCTAAAGCTGCATTAAACGCATCTTCAACTGGTAGTCCTTCTTTTACAGCTTTATTATAAGCAGCCTGTGCCTTCTTATTTCCTTTTAATGCATTTCCAAGATTTATATTTGTATCTTTAGCCCAGTTTACAGCATCTGCCATTGTACCTGTTATTTGTCCGACTAGAACAGTTTCATTTATACTTTCTGCTAAACCTTCAAGTGGAATACTATCCCCGTATGCAGTCCATACAGCTATTGCTGAATCAGTTAAAGCAGTAGTATCTTTTTGACTTAACCCTAGTTTTTCCATATTTAAGATACAGTTAGTAACAGCCATATCATCATTAAGATAGCCATACAAATTAGTGTATTGTTCATCCATATACTCAATACTGTGGCCAGTATCCGCAATTGCTGCTTGAAGTTTACCTTGATTAGTATTTATTTCAACAGTTGCTTCAGATAATTCAAGTAAAGATGAAACTAAACCAGTTATACTTGATATCGCACTACTAATTATATTCCCACATACATTTGCTATTGTTCCCTTTAATACTGTAAAGCCTTCTTCGCTTTCTTCCGCAGCATCACCTAAATTATCTAGTGTATGGTCAAATTGATCCGCAGAACTTTCAGCTTCTCTAAGTCTACTTTGATTTTCTCTAAGTTCAGTTGATAGACTGCTTATTCTACTTGCAAGTTCTTGGGCTTCTGTTGAACTTTCTCCCTGTTCTAATGCTACTCGAGAATAATCCTGTTTTAATTTATTTAATTCTTGTTGCTGTTTATCTATTTCTGAATTTAAACGACTAAATGCGTTTGTATCGTCTCCTAATTGTTCAAGTTCTCTATTAGCCTCATTACTTGCATTTTGCAAACTCTCTAGCTTTTGATTTGTTTGAGTTATTTCATTTTGTATCGCTTGTTGTTGTGTCCCAGCTTGAAGTAATGCATTATACAAATTTTGATATTCTCTTGAGTTTTCGCCCAAAAGTGAAGCAGCTTCTTGCAAAGCTGCTTCTGTATATTCTATCTTTTGGTTTGATGCTTCTAGTTCTCGTTGTAAAATATTTTGTCTTTGTTGTAAAAGATCTACATTATCTGAATTGCCTTTAAGTTGAGTAGCATTTAATTTTAGTTCATTATTCATAGTCTTTAATGAACTATTCATTTCTTTTATTCCGCTCGTAAACTCAGATGTAACGACCTTAAATTCTATTTGAGCTTGTGTCTTTCTTGCCATTATTATCTCCTTTCTTTTTCTCTTACATAATTTATCCAACTGTCGTATGCTGTTTTATTTTCAACTATGCTTAATAAAGAAGATAAATCTAAATTCCAAAATAGGTCTTCGCTTATATTTAAAATAAGGACATAGTAGGTATAATAATCCTCTATGTCCTCTAACTCAAATTGTGGAACCTTTATTTTACTATGATTTATTCTTTTGGTTGATTTTCTAAAGGCTTCTCTAAATTTTTTTTTGATTTAGGTTGAGTTAATTCAGTTACTATATTATTTATCAAAACAAAGCTTTGTGGAATTTCTTCCATAAATTCATCTTCGCTCATAACTTTATCATTATCTATTTCATCTATATTCGCACATAAATATGCAACATAAAGTATTGTTATTGTGTCAAATGTATTATCTTTTATTGTTTTGTTGTATATTAAATTATATCTTTCATAAAGCTTTTTTCTTTTATTTTTCAATTGAAGTAATCTTCTAAAATTTAAAGTTAATTGTATAACCTCTCCGTTTTGTAATTGTAATTCTTTAAATGTACAGTTCATATTCTATCCTCCTATGCTGCTGCTTTGTCATCTGAATTTGTTTGAACAACATCACTTGCTTTTACAAGATCATGGCTAAATGATGTCATCCATTTTGATTTTATATTGTCATCTTCTAACATTTCTTCTATAGCTTCATACTTACCAAATCCGTAATCGTCTGGACACACAGCTATTTCAAGTTCAACTTCTGCCACTTCTTCAGCTCCATTTTCTATCTTTGTAGCTTTTCCTGAACTAACTGTACAATTTGGATAAGCAACTAATTTTTTAACATCATCTTCATCATATACTTCACCCATAAGAGTAAACTCTTCATGTTTAGAATCTTTCCCATAAGCAAATACCCCTGGAGCTAACTCAGTAAAATACATTCCATACATTCTTGTATAAACATCATAATTTATATGTGCTGATATCTTTATAGTTCCGAAACCAGTACCCTTTGTGCGAGATTTTACAACTCTACCTTCGCATTTTTTTGTAACTGTTTTTGTTTCCATTTCATCTTCTAATGTTCCAACACAGCCTATTTTAGTTGCTGCTATATCATTTTCTTTATTAAACTTTATAGCAGTATTTTTTATTTCATAATCTGAGTATGTCTTTCCGTATTTTTTTGCAGTCATTACATTCCCTCCATTCTTCTTGATAATCTATCTAATAAATCATTTACTATCTCATTTGAAGTAGACTCTACTCCTCTTCCCATAAAGCCAATATGGGCTTGATATTTTGATGATGTTCCTGAACCTTCATCAACAAATCCAAGATAATAAAAATTATTCTTTGGTTTTACAACTACACTAAGATTGTAATTTTGTATTTTATACGGTTTACTATCTTTTGCATGTTTTTTTCTTTGTGCAGAAGCTGGAGTAACATAAGTTATTGAATCAACTAACTTTTTACTTCCTACCGTTTTTAGATAGTCATTTATCTCTTTTTCTGCATTACCTGAAAATCCTTGAATAGCATTTGTTATTTTATCTACATCAGAACCTTCTAAACTAAATGTACTTCCAAATCTACTCACTTATAGCACATCCTTTTACAAACTTAGTAAATTCAAGTGTAAGAACTTCACAAACTTGGTCTGTATTTTTCTTTACTATGTAATCATAAATATGTTCTGTATCAGCAAGTTTTAATTTTGTATTTTTTTCTATTGCATTTATAACTTTAGTATCAAAGCCTTCTTCTATATAGTTTTCCATGATTATATAAATAAGATAACTGTATCTAAAGTCATGTCTAGATGTCCCAGCCTTTCCTAAGCTTTTTCTTCTAAATACAAAATAATTCCAATCTAAATTTTCATCGTGTGTACTAAGTCCATAGTAAACAGGGAGATTCAGTAACTTTAGAGTTTCTTGTATCTTGTTAAGTAAATATTTTTCTTTAGTTAGTGATGTCAATAGTTCTCACCTCTTCCATATATAAATACATTTCCTGTTTTCCTCTATCAATATCAACTTCAAATATGTCATATAAAATGTTACCAATTAAAACTTTATGCTTATTTGTTACACTTCTATAAAGTCTAGTTTTTACTTTTAAATTAAGAGATCTTCCTATAGTTTCTGAAAACTCAAAATCTTGTTGTCTTTTACTACATTCATCGTAACCAAGCTTTACTATAAACTCTAAACTCTCTAAACTTTTAACATTTTTTTTAGCACTAAAATCCGTCCTTATCTCTCTATCATTGTAAATAGACAAAAAACCATTATTATAATTACTAAAATTTTTGCTCATAATTTAACACCTCGTATTTATGTCGAATCTGATAAATTTCATTTAAGTAATTATTATCAAATTCATTTTCACAATTGTTATACATATATAAGCAATAATTTAAAAATAAGCGCCTTTCTTGTCCTGCTACAGAATAATCTAATTTAATACCTAATTTATGATTTAAAGCCACCTTAGCATCTTCAATTAAATCTTTTATTTTTCTATCAGTATCTTTATCAGACCATGTTATAACAAGCTTATCTTTAACTAATTGAAATAATATATCATTATCCATTTTCTACCTCTTTATAAAAAAGAGGATAAAACAATAAAATTATTTATTGTATATCCTCCTCTAAAAATAAAATTAAGCTGTTGCTTCTTGTTTATTTAAAACTGTTACATAAGCCTCTTGTAATTCGCTTATATCTATTAATATAGCAACTGTATTATCAAATGCTTTACCAGTACCATGAGTTTTAATTTTAAAGTATCTCTTATCCTCTAAGAATTTAAACTCATCAGAGTAAGTTATTACCCCTTCTTTTGCTCCTGAAATTGCCATAAAGTATTCTTCTGGTAAACAAATGATAGCTTGACCTGTTTCTAATTCATTAGAAACAACTGTTTCAGTAGGGAATGGGAATAAATTATTTACAAATCCTCCTGTAACACTTAATACAGTAGTTGCTGGCATAACCTTCGTTAGGTAATCAGTTAAATTAGAAATAAGCAGTACTTTATCAAATTTTCTTTTTCTTCCATTTTCAGAAACTGCTAAGTTTGCAAGGAGAGTTCCATATTCCTTTGGCATAAAGCTTTTTACTTTTATTGCACTTTTCTTAGGATAAGCTCCCTCTGTAACAGAAACACCTTTATGTATATCTCTAGTTAGGCCTATTGGTTCATTCTTCCCAGTTCCATTAACAATACCTTTTTCTAAACCACCAAGTATTGCATCCTTTAAAATAGCTCGTATATATGCATCTAAATATGTTGGTCCTAATTCAAGCATATCTAAAGCTATACAAGCAAATGCAGATAATTTATTTAGAGTTAAATCAATGACCTTAAATGCAGAAGTTATTTCTTTAGTAACCTCATCAGTTATTTCACCCCAAACTGCAAGGTCTACTGTATGATCATTAAAAATCCATTTAGTAGAATATCCTGCATAAGTAAAATTAATTTTTTGTAATAATGGATGCTCATCAACTAAATCTCTGAAAACATCTTGTATAATGGTTTCTGGCATAGCTCCATCAGGTTGACTTGCTAAATCAGTAAATGCTTGCTTAGGATTTTTTGATTTAGCAGCTTCAATAAAACTTTGATACCATTTTTCTTCTTTATTAGTAAGTTGTCTATATCCTCTTTGTGCTAATATAGTTTTATCTTGAGATTGAGATATTTCTGCATAGTCAGATGTAATTGTATCAACTATAGATTGATGGAATCCCTCCCAAGCTTCTTGAATTTGTTTTTCATCTCCTTGTTTGTATGCATCTTGTAATATCGATGCTGCTTCCTTTTGTTTTAAATTATTATATTTAAATAAACTCATTAAGTTTTACCTCCTATAATTTTTTTATTGCATTTAAAAAAGAACCTAAGTATTTTTGACTTACGTTCTCTTTGTCTTCATCATCTTTTTTGTCTTTATCTTCATTATCATTTGAGTTATTATTATCTTCATCCTCTGTATCTTGATCAGTATCATCAGAATTATTAGAATCATTATTTTTATTTTTTTTAGCACTTTGCATAAATTCTAGATATTCTTGTCTTAGTGATTTTTGCAATAACCATTCCTGTTTTTCTTGCATAAATTGTTCTCTTTGTATTTGTAATAACTGTTTTTCATCACCCCCAATATCAGATGAAATTTCATCACAAAATCCTATTTCCAAGCATTGTTCTGGAGTAAGAATAGTTTCTTTCTCCATCATTTCTATTAATTCTTCCTCTGTTAAATTCTTTGCTCTATTTAAATATATTTGTCTATTAGACTCCATTAGCACATCTAAATCATCTGCTTGTTTTCTAAGCTCTTTTGCATTCCCAGATACATTAATCCACATATCATGAATCATCATAGAAGTACCAAGACCCATTATAATTTTATCGCATGCTAATGCAATCACACTTGCAACAGAGTATGCAAAACCATCTATATAACAAATTTTTTGACATGGTTTTCTTTTTAGCATATTGTAAATTGCTACACCTTCTTTGACACTTCCACCATAGCTATTTATAAAAAGTTCTATTTCATCATTATCGCTAATTTCATCTAATTTTTGTCGAAAAAAATTGGCAGATGTTTCTGAGTCATCATATTCCCATGTGTTCCAGTTAAATTTGCCATATGCAGTAATATCGTCATAAATAAATAGCTGATGCTTCTTTGTTCCAGCTAATTGATTAAATCTATATTTTAACTGTGCATTTCTTCTCATTTATTCAAGTTTACCTCCTCTCCTTTTAATCTATTCTCAACAGTATCATAATTTTTTGTGATAAAATGAGTTTTACTGAATTCTGTGTTTAATGCTTCTAAATCAATTATATCCCTAACCTCATCAATGCAACATGTCCCTGAAGAAATTAACTTGTCAACTTTTTCTGCTATATCTAGGATATCAACATGATTAATTGTTGATGTATCTACTCTAATATAACAACCTTTTAACCATCCTTCATATCTATACATTTTTCGTGTAAGTTCTTCTGAAATCATATCCGCTATAGGATCAATACAGAATGTAAGAAAAACTTTCACAATTTCTTGCATATTTGTTATATTGCCAAGCATCATTGAAGTTGGGATTTTAAATACTTGACCAACAAGTTCAAATATATCTTTTCTTAATATAAGAATATCAGAACTATCTTTAACATTTATTTTTTCATCAAAGGCCTGAAGGTCCTGACCTTTAAATTGAGGATAAACAGCATTATCGTTTTCTATAAATGTTTTTAACTGTTCTCTTATGACTTCCTCAAATAGTTTATTAAACTTTTCATCTCCAGCTTGAATTTCATCAAGTATTAATTTATATTTACGAGAATTACTTCTTTTGTATGATTTTAAAGCATATGCTAATAGCTCTCCATAATCCTCATAAAGTCCGTCAATTAACTTTTTAAGATGTATATTTTCAAGTTTAAATAAAAAAACTTCCTCTGAATAAAAAGTTTTACTAAATTGAAAGTCATCTACAGTAACTCCAACATACCTATTTCCTAATAAAGCATATTTATCAGGATGAAAACTATCAGCACAAAATAAATTATCATTGTGTTCAATACCTAAAGCTTCTCCATTATAAAACATTTTTTCTATTGTCTTATGCCAAAATTGACTTGAATTTTGATTTATATTTGGAGATATATTTAACTTATAATAATCTTTGCCTTTAACTGATTTATTATTTTCATAAGTTTTAATTTCGCATTTACTAATTGCACTCGCTATTAATGTAATAGCTGTATATAAAGCTAATTCCTTATAGTAAATACTCATTTGTATCTCTCTTTTATCAGCTATAGATTTATTTTTTCCATCACTTCTTTTAGTTTCTGCTTTATCTAAAAAATTAATAAACCATTCTCTTATCACAATTGGACCACCTCCTACAATTAGAAAACAACTGGAGCCATAAAACTTATTTCGGTATTTTCTTTTTCTATTTCATCAACGACAGTCATTCCATTTACAAGTGCCATAAATGTATCTGTTTTTCTATAATTAGGTTCTTGTTTACCATAAGTAATATTATTGCCTTGAATAATTTTTTTAGAATTATTAGTTGCCCATCTAAGTATTGGAACATCTCCCCAAACATATAAATGTCTTACAAATATAGAATTTATTTTTACACTTACTTTCATTATGTCAGAAGGTCTTACAAGCTTTACATTTTTCAATTCAAATGCATCAAAACCAATTTGTTTTAAACAAGAATTCAAAAGAGAAAATCTAAAATAATCTATAGCTATTTTTTTTATATTATATTTTTGTTTCATAGTATCAAACCATTGAACTACTATCTCTGGAGGGATCTCTACATCATCAATAAAAGTGCAATCTCCTTTACTAGCCCAATCTTTTAGTGGGGCTTTTATACCTAATAAATCTCTACTTTTTGCACAGATAAAAGTATGCTGCAAAACATAGTATTTTTCATTCTCATAAAAAATCAAACAACATCCTATAAAATCATTACTTTTAGCGAAGTCTATACCACCAACACAATCTTTTCCTTTTAAATCTATAAATTCTTGATTAGTTGCCATTATATCTTCCCATGTAGCAACTTCAATATCTTTATCTCCAACAGGAAAATTCATTCTTTTAGCCATAAATTCTTTATAATAATCTGGTGTATTTGACATAGACCTTACTTCATTTTTAATCTCAGTTTTAAGATATGGAAAATCGTTTATGCTTGGAATAGCTTTTATCCATTTTTCTTCTTGATTCCATTCTTTTTCTTCGTCTATTTTACATATAAAAACTAAGGTCCTATTATCAGGATCATATGCACTCAATATTTTTTTATTTTCCTCCTTTTCTTTATCAAGTACCCCACCCCTAACATGTCCATCTGTAGTTATTGTTATTTTTCTAGGGTCCTTAACTTTACCTAATCCTGACATTAAAGTATTCATATTTGTAGAATCTAAATATTCATGCTTTTCATCAAAAATAACCGCTCCTGTTCTTTTACTATCTTTCCCTCGTTTAGAAGATGTATTAAATCTCAAAGTAGATTTTGTTTTCAAACCTTTAACTTCTTCTTTTGTAGCTTTAAAGTGTTTTGACAATACTTTCTTATATGATTTTTCAATAGGATCTTTGATTATTTCATAAACATCATTGAAAGATGTTTTAGCTTGCTTTTCAGCATTAGCAAGTAAATCAACATTATAGCCTTTTATTCCATGTACAGGACTAATAAAATAAAAGCATAAAAATGATATGAATCCATTTTTACCACTACCTCTACCAAGCATTGCCCTCACTTCACTAAAAAATATATCTCCTGATTTTAAAAAAATTCCTGCAATTAATGCAAATAAAAAAATTTCCCATTCTAATAACTTAAAAGGAAAATATTTTTGAAGTGATAAACCAGCTTCGACTTTTTCTTCATCAAAATAAATATCATCTCTATTTAATACAGGAATAACAATATTTTTCATCATAAGCTCTTGCTCTTTGCAATGTTCAATCTCATTATTTAAAATTTTATCTATATATGGATTAATATATTTACTATAAATCTTCAAAGCCACCATCACCTTCTAGCTTAGGTTTTAAACCTAATTCATCTAGAACCTTTAGCATTGTTATAACTGTTCTATTTAACTCTGCAATGCTATCATTTTTTTTCATGCCAGTTTGTTTTCCATTATTCCACTGAACAGAGACACCCCTTTTAGCAATATCTAAAATCAATAAATTTTTAACTTTATACAATTCCATGTATGTATTAATTAAGTCTTTATAATGTTCCCCTTCAATTTCATTAAATTCTAGTTGCTTAAGAAGATCTTCTTTTATAATGTCAAAATTATTTCCCAAATTTTGAATACTAGACTTTTTGCATCCTTTTTTTAGTGCATCTGGACGTTGCCAACCATATCTTCTTTTCCATGTTTTAACTGTAGATTCAGCAACTCCATATTTAACTGCTATATCTTTATATTTCATTCCAAAAATATAGTCTTTTTCGGCCTTTTCATAATTTGTTAAGTTATTCTTTTCATCCAAATTCACCACCTCAAACTTTTAATTTTTTGTAATTTTTTTATAAATTGAATACCTTTTTTGTTAGTATTCACCCCCCTCACGAAGAAAGTATTTTTTCTCTATATACTAGAGCCCCCCTCCGTTGAAAGGCCCCCAAAAAAATTACCCCATACGGGGGGTAGGGGGGTATCGATTACCATTTTTCAATTGTATTTTTAATTGATTTAAGATTATACCCACGCGAACCAATTTCTTTCATAGTAATAAAAAGTCTTGCAATCCATGGATTTATATCAAACTCTGACATACCTCTTCTATTCATACATACATCTCTATCAGTATCTATAAATATAAAATCAATATTATCTTTAAACTTATCAAATAAATCCATCTCCTCTTTACTAGGAGCACATCTAATAATATAAGTATCTGAATTAAGTTCACTAAATAATCTTAAAGTAGGTTCAAGTAATTTATTTGCAACACTTCTAGCTTTATAATATATATCTACACAATCATCATAAATTATATTATTATCACTATGATCTAAAGATAATGCAGCTGCTAAGTAATCTAAATCATAAGTTAGATTATATTTTCCTTTCCCTTTAACATATGTAGTCTTTCCTGCTCCTGGCAATCCAACTACTACATGAATCATAATTACCACCTTTCCTCTGTTACTTGATTGAGCTTCTTTTTCCCATGTTTCTCTGGGTGAAGCTTATTATGACAAGCTTTACAAACACCTATTAAATTCCTATATTTCTTGCCTTTATAATAATAAAACTTAGATAGCGCAAGGCTTGGATGTTTTGTGACAAATTGATTATGATGTACTGTATCAGCTTTGGTTATTATACCTTGTTGTTTACATATCTGACATTCAAAGTGCTGCTCTTTAAGAACTTCGTCTTTCAAGTGTCTCCATTCTTTACTCTTATAAAACCTCCATAGTTCACCAGATTCTCTAAGCTTCTTAATCCATTTTACTAATTCATCTCTAGTCATATCATATTCCTACACCTAACTAATGGTTTTCTATTGAATATTTGACTCTTTAACCTTTTAGACTTTTGCTTACTTCTTGATTTAAATAGTTTACAATTAGCTTCATGTTTAAGTATTAGCTTTAAAACTTTATCTAATAATTCTTGAAATCTTTGTACCATCTCAAAGAGTTCTACATGCTTTCCATGACCTCTTGAAGATATTACTATCATACTGTCTATTTTTACCACCTCTTTTCCTATTTGAGTTAAACATATCTTATAGACTGTATCATTCAAATATATAAATTTTTCTTTATTCCAATCCAAGTAAATTAAATACTTTGAATATGATTTTATAACCCGTATGTTTTTATCAATGATACATGACCTCATTTTGTATCATTAAATAGTTTTTTAAAAATAAACAAAGCTAATAATATCTTAAATCACAATAAGCTTTGTTTAGATCATCTTGTATCACTCCTATGTAGTGCATTGTTATTTGTGGACTACTATGATTAAATATCTTTTGCAATGTTGCTATGTCTTTGCTTTTTTTATAATAATGATATCCAAATGTCTTTCTCATAGTATGAGTCCCTAGGTTTTCTATTCCAAACATCAACCCCAGTTCTTTTATTATTTGATATGCCCTATTTCGTTTAATAGGTTTGTTATATCCTTCTCTACTTTTTATTAGATATTCATTTGGTTCTCTATCACTTAGATATTTCTTAAATGCTCTTTTAAGTATCGGATTTATCTTTATGATCTTTTGCTTACCTGTCTTTTTCTCTTTTAATGATATAAAATCTTTATTCTTTACATCCTTAACTTTCAACTTCAAAATATCTGATATTCGTAGTCCTGTATAAATACCACACATAAATAATAAATAATCCCTGATGTTTGTTTCTTCTAAATAATTACACATATCTTGGAGCACATCTGTATCTCTTATAGGTTCTACAAAGTTCACATATATTTATCTCCTTTCTATACAAAATAAAAGAAGCTTAGTTTGATATACTAAGCTTCTTTCATGGTAAAGTAGAAATTAGTTACTTTTTATTTTAGTAATATGTATTATTAAATTGTCGTTGCATAATTTTGTATATTTATATATTAACACAAGTTTCGTATTATATGAGTATCATAAAAGTATCATTTTTGTATCATAAAAGTATTATGTTATATTACTTTTTTTATTTTATCTATAGCATTATTTCTTAATCTCTTACAATGACTTTCTGAATACTTTACATATCTTGAAACCTCTCCCCAAGTCATTTGGTCTATATATCTTCCTTCTATAACTTTTAACTCTTTTGGATTTAATATTTTTAATGCATTTTTCATTAAATTTACTTCTTTTACTAATTTAGATTTTCGTGTTATTAGCACATCATACTCTTTATCATTATTTAATAGCCATTCTTCAATAGGAGAGCATGCATTTGTTTTACTTACTTTCACTGCATCATAACAAATTGCTTTTTCTCCTGGAAGCCCTTTTGTGGAATACAAATCAAGTTTAGCTTGTATTAAAATAGTTAAGTTATCAATTATTATTAAATCTTCTCTATATCTATCTAATCTTTTTTCAGCTTCTATAAATAATTTATCTCTTTTCAAAACTTCCACTCCCCTGATATAATATTATTAGTTACTTGTTATTGGAGTGCGAAAGCATTCCTTTTTTATTTCAATCCTTTATTAAATCAAATATACTCATTTGTACTGCATTTACTTTAGAAAACTCTATATAAGATTTTGTTGTATGTGAAGCCATATAATCATAATAACTTTTCCATTGATCATCAGTTAGATATTTCAATTTTGCATCTTTCATAAATATAAGCTTCTCGTTTCTTCCGTCCATTATTAATTGACCACAACTTACACATCTTTCTGTTCTATCTAATGTTGGTCCATAAAGCTTACATGTAGGACAAAATAATACTATCCCATCTATCGAATCTTCTTTCCAACCTTTTGGTGCTGGTTTATTCAAATCTATACTCATTTATATATTCCTCCTTATTTATAAATCCAATAGATATAAAATTGCAGCTTCTTTACAATCATGTTTTTTTATTTTAGCCTCTTTTCTATTGTCTATACTGAGATAATTTCCAGATAGTGTTTCTATATAAAATAATCCCTTTGGATAGCCTGTATCTAATACATATAAAAAATCTTTTGGTTTGATTTGCTTAATATTTATTTTATTCATTGAAACTATATATCTATTAAAAACCATTCTTGGTTTATCTATTTTAGTAACTCTATATAAATTCAAGTGTAACTTTTCACTTGCTACTTTTTTACTTTCAAATTTATACAATTTATTAAAATCAATATCATACACATATAATTTCTTATTATGTGATTTATTTTCAAACTTAGGGAATAATTGTTCTAATTCAGTTTTTCCTCCAGCATTTCTTATTTGATTTATTTCATTTATTCTTTTTTTAGATTCCTGTTTATTTTGTAACATATAAAAATTAGGTATCTTATTTTGATTTGATAGAATTGTATATGCCAGCGCTAAATAATTTTCATAGTATCTATTCATTTTTTCATCCCCTGAACTAAAAAACTTGATTTTTATATTTTTAATCTTATTTTATTTTTTCTTTGATTTATACCACTATTCATTTTTTCTTTTCCCCCTCTCTTCCTGTCTCAAACCCCTTCTGAGACACTTTTTTAAAAAGTAGGAGAGTGGCTTAAAGTTTGATATTACTGCATTCTTATTTTTGCTACTCTCACTTGTCGAATCATAGGAGAGTAGAGGTAGTTTTACTAGAGTAGTTGTATATATTCCTTAAAAAATTCCTCTTGATTTAGCTTCATCTACTGCATCATTTTTAGCTTTTTTTCTTTCATAATGTAATCTAATTCCCTCTTGTTTTCTGCATGGATTTTCAAATCTATCCCTAACATCTATATTGCTACTGGAATTAAATATCCCCTGTATGCATAAATCTTGGAAGCTTGGCTCTTTTAAATCTTTTGTTCTTAAATATTCTGTTGTAATATTAAAAGCTCCCCTTTCAGCTTCTGATACTAACTGGATAATAAAATCATAAAGTTCTCGCTCTTGATCATCTGTTAAATCCAATGTATGAACTAAATCTTGTATGTAAAACCAAGCATCTATAAACTTATCTGACTTCTGGAATACGAATTCATGTTTATAGGTAACAGTGTCATCCATATTTTCAAAGACACTTCTTTGTCTTTCTACGTCTATTTCTCTTAGTCTAAATATTTTATAAAGCAGCTTAACTATCCAGTAGACTGTCATTCTCACAAATACTATAGTAAGATGTATAACTCTTTCTAATATCCATTTTAAGCAGTTCCAAATAAGTTGATATATATTTATTCTTGCTTTTTCTTCTTGCATAAAACCACCTCTATAAAGCTAATAAGTAAGCTCTGGCACTCCAGTAACTATCAAAAGTTAGTTCTGGAATACCTTCTATTTCCCATTTTCCTAACCCAACTCTTTTTATTCTCATTTTTTATCCCCCTTTGATTTATTTGTCCCATTTTTGCTCAAACTGTTCTATCTTCTGGCTAACTCCCCTTTGTTCTAAAAATCGATGTGCTTTTGTATACTCGTAATCATTGAATACGCAGTCACCTAAAAACAAGCAAAATATAATCATGATTATAAAAAACATCAATTCACTTAGATTTTCTTTCATTCTTCGGCCCCCTATCTGGCTTGTCCTAAATACTTATTATTTATTTTCAACATCTATGTACACACGCGCATAATCTGATTGATTTCTGTTGTTATATACATCTGATTTATTGATCACTCTAAAATGCTTTTCTATTTTTCTAATAGCTGCATCTAGTTCTTTTTTATTTTTTCTATCAAACGTAATTCTTATTTTTAACACTTCACTACCTCCCTTCTCTATATTTTTTAATGCTTTATAAGCTGTTGTATCCCTATATCCTTCGTGATTAAAATAATCTGACTTTGAATATCTACTCATATCTCTTTTTTTTATTATCCTTTTTAACTTCTAAAGCAAGTGTCTTTGGAGATACCCAAACACAATGACCATCTTTACCACGTCCGTTACCATTGTGTCCCTTTATATGTCTATCTACCTCAACACATATAGAATACATTCCTTTAAACTCCACTATATCTACAATTGTCCCCTTATCTCTGCTTCTTACATTTTTATTGTCTATATGGCCATAGTTAGTTATAGTAACTCTATCCCCTATATCCATTTGCTATCCCCCTTTACTTTTCTTTAGGTTTGTAATCCTTCTTAATAGCTTGTATTAAAAATCCTACAATTGAATTTACATTTTCAGTTTTATTTAAAATTTTTATTTTTTCTTCTAAGTAATAAAAGTTGCCCCCTATTTCTTTAAGTGCATTTAAGATCTGTTTTTTATCTTTTATTGTTAAATTAGGAAGGTATGTATTTAATATAAAAACAGCATCAACATTAAACTCACTTAAATCTGTATCTAGTTGTTGTTCTTTCTCTTTCTCTAGTTCTAAATCTAAATCTAGTTCTAGTTCTTTCTCTAGTTCTAGTTCTGTCGTTACGTTTTTGTTACTGTCTGTTACATGAGTGTTACATTGTAACAAATCCTTTTTTTCATCTTCTAATTTTTTTCTGTGTTTTCTTACTCTTGCAGCACTCTCAGATTCACTTCCAGTAAGAATTTTAGCTTGTGGTAAAAAATATTCTTCATCATTTACAACTTCTATCAAATCATGTTTTTGTAAAAATGCTAATGTCATACTAACATTTCCTTCATCCTCATCTAGTTCAAGTGCTAATTCATCTGAAAAATTATCTTCAACACCTTCAAAATAGAGTTTATTTTCATTTTTTATAGCTAAAAGTAACATTTTAAGATAGATTATTGTATATGTGTCTCCACCTGCTAATTTTCTTAACTTTTTGATTTCCTTTTGTCTAAAAAAATCTTCTTTAAGCTTTAACCAAAAGTATCTTTTTTTTGCCATTTTTTTATTCCTTTCTCGTCTTACTTTTATTCTTGTAAAGCCATTCTTAACTTCTCCAAGCTCCACCAAGCTTTTAACTCTTCTGCTGTAGGTTCTATATTTTCTTTTTTACAATACTCCATGAATTTTAAAAACTTTCTAGCATCCATAACTCTATCTCGCCTCGATTTCTTTATAATAATCAACACTATAGTTATCTCTCCCACTACTCTCTATTTTTAAGTGTTTATTATGGAGTAGCGAATACATTCTAATTTCCACATGATCTTTTAAATAAACCTCTGTGCATATTTGATAACCTTTTGATTGTAAATAGTTTAGAATTTTATTAAGTTTTCCTTTGAAGTTCTCATGTTTTACAAAAGCAAATTCAGTTTTATCTTCTTTTGAATAAAGTCTATCTTTTATGCCCTCATAAACTTCTTTAGTTTTATCTACATACTCGAAATCAAAATCATATGATTCCTCGCACCACTTTGCAACTATGCTAAACTCTGTTGGATATGCTCCTGGAATTAAATCTACATATACAAATCCTGTATCTTCTGATATAACTTTGATAGGTTGTCCATTAGCAAGCTTTGGCCAACGTGCTGATGTGTCTAAAGTATCTCTTAAAAATTTTCTATAAGAGAATACATATTGCTTGTCTTGTTGAAATTCACCCATGTTTTTCATTTGTTATCCCCCTTTTACCCCACCAATAAATGGTGGGGATTTTATATTTACATATATGAGTTATTAATAATTAGCTTCTTTTTCATCTTTTTTTAGCTCTTTTAACATTATTGAACGAGCCATTTTACTAGCCTGTTCAGTTACTCTTTCTAATATTGCATCTATTTCTTCTTGAGTCATTTTTCTTCCAAGCCTTACTGGGTTTTCTGGAGAAACAACATAGACTTTTGTATTTCCTATCTTGTACTCAGCATCATATTCAATTTTGTTACTTTTCATATGAAACACCCCCCAATATTTAATATGTTTTTATTTATTTGTCCTATTACCTAAATATCATCTTTTAACAGATCTTCTATTTTCACTCTTAGTAATTTTGATATTTTATAAGCTATTTTTATCGATGGATTATCCTGTTTTCCATTAAATAAGCTTTGAATATATGACTCTGTTATTCCAGTTTGTTTAGATATTCTATACATTGTTAAATTATTTTTAACCGCCAATCTTTTAAGTTTATTTTTATCAATCATTTTTAATCCCCCTTGATTACATCTTTATAAAGATGTATAATAAATTACCAAATTATGTAAGGAGTTGATGGAAATGAAAATTTGTTTTGTTGTATGTCCTATTGGTAGTGAAGGCAGTGAAACACGAAAACGTTCTGATGAATTATTAAATTATATAATTAAACCAGTATGTGAAAAATGTGGTTTTGAAGCAGTCAGAGTAGATAACATTAATGCATCTGATTCAATAAATAATACAATATTAGAATATTTAAATACTGCCGATTTAGTAATTGCTGATTTAACAGAACATAACCCAAATGCATTTTATGAATTAGGCTATAGATTTGCCTTAAATAAACCACTAATCCAACTAAAACATAAAAATGATAAAATACCGTTTGATGTAGCTTCAATAAGAACTCTTGATTATGACTTACAAAGTCTTCCTGCTACTGATAATTTAAAAGATCGACTTGTAAAAACTATAAATTCTTTTAATTACGACAATATAGAAGAAACTAAAGATAAAACTTTATCAGATTCTTTTAATTCAATAATTTTACAAGAATTGTATAATATACAAGATAATCTAAATGATTTATCAAACAAGATATTTAATTCAACACCTAAAAGTGATACAGGAGCAATTTCTGTATTAGCTGATAAAATAGCTACTAATAGCAAAAAAGATGCTGATACTGTATTAATGGAAACTATTCTTCCAATAATTCTAGAAAATCCTGATAAACTTAAAAATTTATTTGAATTTACTGAATTATTTCCTAAAAAATAGATTCTTTGATTTCCTTGAACATTGCATCAAGGAAATCAATTAAGGTTTTTAAATTCTTATTTTTTACATTAACTAATTCAATTTTTATTTTTATTACTTCTCCACTTTCAAACTCTAAATATTTCGAATACTTTTTTATGTCTGTTGTTTTTATATCAATCACTCCCTTTTAATTTGTTGTATATAGCTTTATAAACTTTTATATTTTCATCTAAATATCTCATTACGTGTTCAGTACTCTTAATCCACTCTTCAGATATTTCATTTTTTTTCAACTTTTTTTCATAGCTTCTTTTTTCTTTTATGCAATGTCTCAATTCAATTTTGATTAAAGTATAAAGTTTCATTTCTTCATCAAAAGTTAAACTAATGTTAATCATATTGCACCTCCTAAACGACATAATCTTTTACTAATTCATTTTTAGCTTTCATAAGTTTTAGATTTTCCATTGTAATTTGTGAATTAGCACTTTCTATAATCTCCCTTAGAACAAATGGCATTTTATAATTTTCAATAATCTCTAAAGCTTTATTGAATTGTGACCTTTTTATTGCCTTATATGAAGTCAATCCAAATTCCCTTTTAATTTGTCTTTGTGCATCTGAAAATACTTTTGTTCGTAATGACTTGTCATTATATGCTGCTGATTTTTTGCCCCCCATTTCACTTATGACCTTTGCTCTTAATGCCTTCTGTAATTCCTCACATTCGATATTGAATAACGGAGCATTTTCTTTAAAGTCTTTTAGATCCTCAGCAACTGCTGTTATTTTTCTCTCATTTGCTTGTTGCTTTTTATCAACGAGTAGTATTGCTTGGAGCTCTTTGGACATACCTTGATATGGATTATTTTTATATCTTTCTTCAAATTGAATTAAATACTTTCTATAGGCTTTTGATTTTTGTCTTAATAAGTCATTAGCTCTTGGTGATGCTCCAGCAACTAAACATATTTCTTTTGCAATTTCAAGTTTTAATATGTAATCTGTTTTAGTTTGTCCTGTTTTTGAAAGCTCGTCTTTAAAAACGTGCTTATAAAAATCTTTTTCAGTAGCATCAACTGAATTTAAACTGTTTTTAATCCAATGTGAAAAATCAGCTTGTACTCCTAAACCCTCATGTAATTCTCTACCATTTACAACTTTTTCTCCTTTATCTGTTTCGTATATAGGAATAAACTCCTCATTATTTTCTACAACTGTTAAATTTTGTACTAAGTTATCCATTTCGTTTATGTAATCCATTTTTATACCTCCTTAATATTTTATCCTCATTTTGAGGATTTTTAATTTAAAAAAATATCTTCTATATCACATTTTAATAATCTAGCTAATTTAATTGCTTCGTCAATACTAAATTTTCTTTTTCCATTTTCTTTGTAATTATATGCACTTACAGTTATTCCCAAGTAGTTTGCTACATCTTGTTGTTTTAACCCTTGCTTTACTCTAAGTGATTTTAATATATTTACATTCATAGTATACTCCTTCCTGTATCCTCATTTTGAAGATTTATTATACTTATATAATAATCCTCGTTTTGTGAATTGTCAACACTTTTTTTTAAAAAAATTAATATTTTGAGGATTTTATACACAAATTGAGGATATTATATTAATATAATATTAAAAATGAGTATTTTACAGGAGGTATAAAAATAAAATGAATAATAATATATTCTCAAAAAGATTGAGATTAGAAAGAGAAAAATTAGGATTAAAACAAAAGGAGATGGCAAATAAACTTTGTATACCTCCAACAACTTATAATGGTTATGAAACTGGCAATAGAATGCCCGCTCTTGATGTTGCTAGAGATATAGCAGATGCTCTTAATGTAACAACCGATTACCTTTTAGGTCGTACAAATGAAAGAAATCCTAAAAAAGAACGTTTTCAAGATGTAGATACAATAGCAGCACACAGAATAGGAAATATAGAACAACTTTCTGATGAAGGTCTGGAAGAACTTGATAATTATATAGAATTGTTAAAATTAAAATATAAAAAATAGTGACTGGGGGAATAACTATGAATTTTGATGATAAAATAAAAGATTTTGCTAATAGAATTGAATCGATAAAAAATACACTTACAACAGAAGAGGCTACTAAAACAGCTCTAATCATGCCATTTTTTCAGCTACTAGATTATGATGTTTTTAATCCAATGGAATTTGTGCCTGAATATGTTGCAGATATCGGTGTTAAAAAGGGTGAAAAAGTAGATTATGCAATTATGAGAAATGGAAAACCTATAATAATAATTGAAGCAAAATCTATTACAGATAAACTAAAAAAACATGATACTCAACTAATGAGATATTTTTCTGTTACTGAAGCTAAATTCGCAATACTTACAAATGGAATTAATTATAAATTTTTTACAGATCTTGAACACGAAAATATGATGGATAAAAAACCTTTCCTTGAAATTAATTTATTATCTATAGATGATAATGAAATACTTCAATTAAAAAAATTCGCTAAGAATACATTTAATCTTGAAGCTATTTCTTCAACTGCTTCAAATTTAAAATACATAGATAATATAAATAGTAGATTAAAAGAAGAATTAGAAAATCCAAGTGATGAATTTGTTAGGTTTATAATAAATGATTTTTATGATGGGGTTAAAAATAAAAATGTCGTGGATAGATTTAGACCGATTGTAAAAAAAGCATTATCTCAATTTGCAACTGATTTTATGAATGAAAAAATACAAATTGCTTTAGGTGAGAATGCTATAACTAAAACATCTGTCAAAACTGAAAACAGTAAAGAAACTACTAAAGTTTTAACAGAAGAAGAATTAGAAGCATTAGAAATGATAAGAGAAATATTATCAGATGTAGTTAATAAAGAAGATATTACATATAAAAGCACAAAAAGTTATTTTGGAATCAATTATAAAAATAATAGCAATAATTGGATCTGTAGATTATTTTTATATCGAAAAAATCAAATGGGAATACATATTCCAGATGAAAATAAAAATCCAATAAAATATGATTTTGATCAAATGGAAGATTTAAAAGATATTAAACCTGTCTTAGAAGAAATAGTAAAAAGATATTTATAGTTATAAAATACTTCAAAAGGGGGTGAAGTATGGATACATTAGAAAAACTATTTCAAATTGCAGCAGATGAAGGAATTATTATAGACTATACCGATTCACTTCCAAATACACTACAGGGGTTACATATCCACCTTCAAGGTATAGGACATATAATCTCAATACTTCACTATATAAAAAATGATAGAGATGCATTTATAGAAATTTTAAGCGAAGAACTTGGACACTACTTTACAAGTGTTGGCGATAATTTAATTAGCATAGAAAACTATAGTGATTACTTAAAAATATGTAAATGTGAAAAACAAGCACTCAACTGGAGTGTTAATACAGTAATAAAAAATATTGATTTAGAAAATGCATTTAAAAATAACTGTGCTAGTTATTATGAAATAGCTGAATTTTTAAATGTTCCAGAAAAGCTAGTCGTAGAAAAATTCAAATATCTATCCAGTAAAAATAATACTGGTTATATCGAATTAGGTGAATATAAAATTATATTAACAAACTTACCAAATATTATGGTTTACAAAGAAATTTAATTTACTAAAATAAAATATTTCAATATAATAAATAATACAATTTTTAGAAAAATTTATGGAATGCTATAAAAAAGTATATGGGGTGTTTGTAAATGTTGAAGAATACACAATTATATTTATACCAAATTTGGCGGTAATAAAGGCATTATAAAAATATTAGGGTGTTATCAAATAAAGAAATTATTAAGTGTTATTTTGTGTTTTATTTTATGTATTAGTATTATTGGATGTAGTTCAAAAAATACTAATACATCTTACAATGCATTTAGAAGGATTAAAAATTGGTGCTATAAATATAAATTTAGATACTTTAGAAATAACAGAAGCGAAATAAAGCAAGATATTCAGAACAGTTTTTACTGCTCTTATTAATAAAAATAAATAAGGGATATTCAAGTTCTAAAAGAGCTTGTTTAAATATAGATATATTTAATTGTAAATAATTTAAATTATTCTGTTTGTTTAGATAATTACCATATTTAATGTATTTATAATCAATAAGTATAATAGTATAATTTAATTAAAATAAGTAGTCAGGAGGTGATAAAAGTGAATAATAACTATGCTCTAAATAGATTCTTTTCGAAAAATAATTTTAAGGAACTTTTAAATAATAATACTAGTAAAATTTATTCTTATTTAGTAAAAGATATTTTGAATAATGCTGAATCAAGACCTAATTCTTTAGTAATAACAGATATTTATAAATTTATGAATAAAAATCATAGAAATGAATATTATTACAAAAATACTCTGTTAAATAAACTTTTATTAGGAAGACATAGTTTAAACACTACAACCGCACTGACTGAGTTACCTATAGGAAAATCAAAAGCAGATTTTGTTTTAATAAATGGAAAAGGTGTAGTTTATGAAATAAAAACTGAATTAGATACTTTTAATCGTTTAGAAAGTCAAATAAATGATTATTATAAAGCCTTTAACCATGTATGTGTTATTACTTGTGAGTCTAATAAAGATAAAATTAAACATTTTTTAAATAATTCTAATGTAGGTATATGTATATTAAATAAAAATAACAAAATATCTACTATTAGAGAACCTATAGAATGTAATGATTTTTTAAATCATGAAACTATATTTAAAATTTTAAGAAAAAAAGAATATGAAGATATTATACTAAAATATTATAATGAATTACCCAATACTACACAATTTAAATATTATGATGAATGTTTTAACTTATTTAAACAAATTGATATCGATATAATGTATGGAGAAATTTTAAAAATTTTAAAAAAACGTGCAAATGTTGAATCAAAATATTTCAAATCAGTACCCTATGAGCTTAAATTTTTAGTATATTTCTCTCAATATAAAAATAAAGATTATTTAAAATTAAATACATTTCTAAATAATAACTTTGAGGGGTGA